TAGCATCACTAATGACTTCTGAGTATATGCCATCGGAGCCATTCCTTGTGTGAGTTATTACATATTTCATTTTGTTGTTGTTTTGTTAATGCTAAGGTAGTACGGCATTTCGATATGACCAAATATTTATTTGTTGAAATAAATAATAAGCAATTCTTTCAGAATGTACTGAAAATAAAAAACCGCCCTGGAAAGAGCGGTCCGGTCAAACTAACAACCAAAAATTAGAACAATGTATAGCCTGTATCGGCCAATGCATACGCAATATTAAATATTATTTTCGTAATTGCGAAATGTTTATATTTGGGGTATGAAAAAGAAAAGTACGATATATTATACTATTTGCTCTCCTTCTGAATATGCCCTCCTGATCGGCAAGTCTACCAGATGGGTTCAAATGCAATGTAATGACTATTTATCAGGAGCCACCAGCGGCCTGCCAGGGGTGTCTGGTATTATTAGAAACGGAAAGGGGAGGTTCAGCATGTTAATGACTCCTGATCACCTGTTGAGAATAAAGAAATACAAATCCGGAAAGAAGCTGGCGAATGGATAAAATAAATTTGGTTATTTCGCAAACGCGAAATATATTTGTGATGAATTAAACGCAGCCAAAATGAAAACGTCTACTACATCCCGGATTAATGATGGTTCTATAACTTTGAAAAACGGAGAATGGACTTTGAAAGTTCGCCAGCGTGAAGCTGATGAAGATAATCCACTGACATATGAAGTGACTGGAAGGAATGCACGTGGCAATAGCACGTCACACTGTGACTCATACGGAAATGGAATGATAATCACTTCGCTAATTGATGCCTTAAAGTACGCTGAATCTACATTCAAGTCATTAAACGATCCATTTTACTGGTAAAATAATTTCTTAACCAAACAACCAAAAAACAAATGAAAACACGTAAAATCACACTTGGACAATTATCCGCTATAATGCATCTGTTGGGTACAATTGAGCGCGATAAATTCGGATCATATGCAAGATTCCCGTTTGAAGGGAGCCTTACAGAGGATGAAGTATTGACAATCAAAAAAAGTGCCCCTGCCGAGTTCTATGTACGATACAAGGAACGGGTTAATGCTGTGGAAAAGACAGGTATCATAGAAGTAAGGCACCTGGCAAAGAAGGCTGCCCTCATGGTCGTAATGCTGCTATCATTTTTATTTGCATCTGCGCAGGTCAAAAAAGACGTTTCCCGGGTAATCGTGGGCAATGTATCCAGAATCACCACTGAGCTGTCACAGGGGCTTAAAATAGCCCGTCAGCAGGTAGGAAACTATCAGATAGCACTGATCTCCGCTAGGCCGTTTAACAAATGCTATTATGTTATCTCCGACCTGTCAGGCCGCGTGCTTTATAGCGGTCAGTATTCTGCCAGAAAGGCCGGTGAAGTTAAAGTAATAAACGTGGGCGTCCTGGCCTCACAGTGCAATATTAAGTTCACGCAAACACCTTTAATCGCTAATAACTGAGTTATGGAGAACACAAACTTACCAGCCTATCCGACTACGCTTGAACTTCGTGACAAGGAAACCGGTTATCACCTGGGTGATATACCAGCACGCGGCCTAACAAAAATTGAAGCTTTTTCAATGGCTGCCATGCAGGGGTTATGCTCACAGCCCGCTTCTGGATTTACCAGGCATCAGATAGCGCAAAAGGCAGTTGATATAGCCACAGAAACACTTTTGGAACTTTCTAAACGTAATAAGGAGTAAATATGTATTTCAAACATCAAAATGGGTTCAGATATGTAAAAATCCTGAACGACACCACAGACAATGCAGCGTTGTTAGAGGTGAATTTATATGACTTCAATACTTGTGTTGAGTTCAAGAAAATGGAGCCATATCTTAGAGACTGCGTTCCTTGTACGGCAGAGGAATTTAATGAGGCTGCCCAAAGGGCCAAAGAGTTTATTGATCAACATCTGAACCCAAATGAATAATATAAAGTTGTTTATATATGTTGCTGTTGCGATCTTCAAAATATTTATCAATCGCCCAAAGAAAAAGAAAAGCGCTGCTTACTGATAAAATAATAATCGGATTTTGGCGTTTACTATTTGCCGGAGCTTCATTATATTTAATATTAAAAATGATCGGAAATGTGCACAAAGAACGTATACCGAACGAAGGGGGAAGCGAGGGAGGGCGCACAGTTCAACAGGAAGAAAGGCGTCAAGCGCGTTAAGGGTTATTTACACCCTTATTGGTGTGAGCAATGCAAGGGATGGCACCTGTCACACCACAAACCCAATTCATTTAAGAATAAAAAATAATACCATGTCTACGTCTATAGCGTTAACGGAAAAATCAATGTTGGAGATATTAAAGCCGAAGATGGCCGACCTTATCAGGATGATAGGGGAGGATAGATTAACAAGGGAGGCTTCCTTTGCAATCCAGGCGGTCAATGCCAATAAATATCTTCAGCTGGCAAGTCCTGGCTCCATAGCCAAGGCCGTGTTTAACATGGCTCTTACCAGGCTGTCCCTTAACCCCATATCAAAGCTTGCCTACCTGACACCTCGTAAAGTTGGTGGTGAGTGGGAGGCTGTGCTTATGCCTTCTTACCAGGGGATTGTTAAACTGGTTAAGGATACCGAAAGCGTAACAAACGTGTATGCATATCCGGTATATGAGGGTGACTTCTATGAGGTAACGCTAGGAACCGCCGTAGACGTTATTCACAGGCCTACAAGGAAATCAAAAAAGATCCTAGGGGTTTACGCTGTGGCCGTTCTTCCAAACGGGGATAAGCTTGTGGAAGATATGTCTTTGGCTGATGTGCATGAAATAAGGGCGCGTAGCGACTCTTACAGGGCCTACAAGGACGGGAAAATAGACACTTGCATATGGGTAACAGACGAAGGGGAAATGTTCCGTAAGACGGCTATAAAGCGCGTTTGCAAATACATACCCAAAACAGATAAGTGGGGGTATGTAAACGAAGCTATCGCACTGGACAACTCCGACTATCCTGCATCATGGGGCCAGGTGGATTACCTGTTAACCCTTATTGACCAGTCCGTATATGATGATGACACCAGGTCGATACTTAGAACAAAGGCAACATCTGATCTTATGTCAGCTGAAGCTAAATCAATGATAGATGAGCTTTTGAATAACCAGCTGGAACCAGGAAAGCAGCGCGACAATGTGAGTGCCACGGAAGCGAAACAATTATTAAACAAGGCAACAAAATAAACATGCAAAAGGGATCGTTATTAGAAACAGTGATGGGCGGTACCTGGTCTACTGATAAGGGATGGGGACGGGACACTACCGGACCTTCTAAGGGAGAAATCGTTACCCACGATGGTGATTCAGGGGAGCCAGGGTACATATATCTGCTTGAATATCATGAGCCGTGTTCATGCGGTTGTAACGGTAATAGAAGCGCATATGATAAAAGGTGCTTCAGGGAGATACAGCCGCCAATGCAAATTGACGTGGAATGCATAACAGGCATAACTCAGCCGCATGAGTAAGCAATTTGAAGTGCCTTGCGACCGTTCATTTGCATGGGCTATTCCCGGACTACGGGAAAATAAAATACGTCGGATATACGTTTCAGTAGAAATAGTGTTAGGAATTGTTTGCAGACACCTGAACATCACCAGGGATCAACTGCTCACCAGGCCCATAAGGAACGCCAGAAGGGCGTACGGCGGAAAGGAGCTTACAGGGAAACGTGCGGTGGCGCAGTATATCATATACCACCATTGTAAGATTTCATACAGTGACCTGGCAAGAATGTTCGGTCTGTCGGATCATACCACCACGCTTAGAACCATTAAGATGGTTCAAGGTCAGGTAGATTTTAAGCACGATAACTTCTACAGGCAGGCGGTATTAGAAATAATGAACGAGTTATGACAGAAATAAAATTACCGTATAGCGAACCTGAATTTTCAGCGCTTTGGGCTGAATGGGTTGAGTATCGTAAGGAAATAAAAAAGCCTTACAAGTCCCCCAAAAGCATTGAAAGGCAGCTAAATTGGTTTGTAAGGCACAAATTATCGGTCATACAGGCCATGCAATGCATAGAGGAGTCAATCAGGAATCAATGGCAGGGTATTTGGTTACCTAAACATATAGCATATGGACATGAATCAAATAAACAAAGCGGTCAGCCATCTTCACCAGGGAACACAGGTACCAGCACCAACCGCACAGACGCCCTTAAACGATGGTGATCTACTGACCATAGCCCTGCGACACAAGTTTATCAGATCGGCAACGGATGATGAAATATCCGAAGCACTTAAATACTGTATGGCTATAGTGGGGATACGGGCCAACAACTTGCCCACCCCTGAAGAAAAGGCGCTCCTTTTGTCGTTCATCAGGCGACACTTTTCGGGTAATACTGTGTCAGAACTGAAGCTGGCATTTGATATGGCCGTGTCTGGAAAGTTTGGCATTGACGCACGGTCGTATGAAAACTTCTCATGCATCTACCTGGTAGCTATAATGGAGCCATACCGCGAATGGGCTGCTATGGAGATAAAGCAGCTGAAGCTGTATGACCATAAAGAACCTTCCCTGCTGGAAGCAGGCCAGTCAGTTGACTGGACAGAGGAATGGGATAATATCGTAGAAAGGGCATTTTCAGACGATTTTATCACTTATTTCATACCTACAGCTATCTACACCTGGCTGGAAAAGAAAGGCGAAATTAGCCTGTCGGCAGTTGATAAATGGGGATATGTAGAGAAGGCCAGGGTAAAATACATTTCCGATATTAACGACGGCGACAGGCGGGACCTGCCGTTGCCGGATATAAAGGCTATTATTTATAAGTTGCAGCGTGGTGAATGGAAGAAAGACCTGTCCATTATGACCAGGCTGAATAACATGGCAAAGGAATTAATTGTAAAGGATCATGCGAAGAAATGTGCTAAACAGAGAACTGACAGCAGGAGAAATCACTAAGTATGCAATTGAATTGCTAGAGCTTCGAGGTTGGGAGTGCTGGCGGCAAAACCAGCTCAGGGTAAGGGGAAGAAAATTTGTGGGCAGGCTTGGCCTGGGCGATATAATAGGGTTCAATAAGCATACGGGAATCATGCTTATTTGTGAAGTGAAGACTGTAAATGACTCGCTGAGTGATGATCAGGAAACTTTGTTATCCCTTCTTAAGAAGGCTGGCGGAATGGCCCTGGTGGCTACAGATGATAAAAAAGGATGGGTAGAGATATTGGATTACCAACAGTACAAGCTACAAAGATGAATGTGACAGGGAATGTAAAAGGGCCGGTGTTTATACACTGGCCCGATTTCATTTTACCACTTCATTTCCGTTACGTAAGCATTAGCAGAAATATATAGATAGCCCATACTATCACCATTCCGGTATTGTTGTCTACTTCAGAAGCAAATATTTTCTTCATCGCCTATCCTGTTTATTTTGTAACAAAATCAGAATCGAGGTGTTTTGTTCCGCCAGCTTATCTATTTTAAATAGCAGTGCTTGTTCCCTATCCTCGCTCTTTCTTTTAAAGTCGTTGAACTCGTTGGATAATGTGTTATACTTCATGCTTATTTCTTCCTGCCTCTGGATATAAATCCCTTCCTTGGTCGCCCTATTCCACATTATGACCACAAATGAAATAATAAATGCAGCCATAGTGATTAGGAACTCAGCAAATTTCATAGGCCTGTCCATCTCATTCAAGTTTTCGTATCAGTATAAATGTAACGGTTATCAACAGGAACATTCCCTGTAAAGACAATACCATTTCAGAGTGCCTGGCCCATATAAGATAGTGGACAATATCGCTAATCCACACTATCACCATTGCGCCGAAGGACCTCGATATGTCTTTGTCCTTGCGAATATTTCCGGACATATACAGGTAAGCGGCCATCATGAGCATAAGCACTGACACATCCTTTAGTATTACGTGGTAATGCCAGTGCTTGGTGGCCTCATATGATGGGTCTAACGGTGCGGGATGAACGTACTCTATTGCCATGTTGTTCCACACCCGGTGTATATTTATCACCGCCCACGATCCGTATATGAGCAATAATATGTAGGCTTTTCTATTCATGGCTTTACCGGTGGTGGGTCCTTTGGATCGGTAGAGTCATCTAATGTTGTCACCTGATTCTTCCCTTTTGGGCATATCAGGCGGATTATCATACTTAGGAACGCCCTTATTCTTTTCATCTTTGTTATTTATTAATGTGTTAATATTATCATCCTTCTGTTGACTGCCACGCGATGAGCCGAAAAAGTAACCCAATATCATGGTAACAAAGCTGATCATGGCCGTCTTTATTTCCCCTACGTTATTGTTCTTACTGGCGTCGTAATGTACCAATGATATATAGAAGAAATAGGAGAAGCACAGCACCAGGCACAATATAGCCAACGTGTGTGTGAACCTGTCAAATCTGTTATTCATTGAATATATTTTTTGGGCAGCGCATTATATGAATCTTCCTTCTCCATAAACACCTTCTCTTCCTTTACCTTTTCCAGTCTCAAACACTTTCTGCATATCTGGTAAACACATGCGTCTCCAATGTGGAACGATCTTTCTGATAAATTAAATTTGCTTACCCAGTCATGTTTTTCACACTGGTTATTTTCCCCCTGGTAAAGAACCGTAGTATCGTGCCTAATTGTATACCACTTGAATTCACCTTGCTGGGACTTTGCGGATAGGGTGCATAAAATAAAAAATATAAAAATAATGTATCGCATATATTTTTGTTTAAAGCACCGTAGCTGCTGCATAAACACCAACTACAAGCCATGTGGCATTGTCAGACTCGAAAGTGACGGCACTCCATTGCAGTGTCAGCGTTTTTGGAGATGTAGAACCATCAATAGTCTCACTACCGGTTTGATCTATATTTACGTCGTTTGATGCTGCGCTGATCTTCTTTACTGTATATCTTCTACCTTTCTTTCCTACTGCTGTTGGCAACGTTATGGTTACCGCGCCGGTGTTATTTACAAATACAGTTCGGTCGCCGTCATTCAGGGTTGTATTGCCCGTAACCGTTCTGTTAGGAACTTCAACAGCTCCACCGAAGGTGCTAACGTTGCTGGGTTTCAGCGTAATATTCGTAGATGTTGAACTACCTGATCCCAGCGTGAGGTTTCCTGCACTGTTAAAGTTTCTAAACGATGCATGGCCCGTTTGCAGTTGAGTTAAAGAGAGATAATCTGATCCGATAAAATCACCGTTTACAGCATCTATCTGAAGACCTGCCAGGTTAGTAGCGGTAGCGGTTGTTTGTCCTAAACTAAGCGTAGCGTTACCAGTACTTACGATAGAGGACGACGTATTAATGGAGAAGCTACCGGACTGCCTGGATGCAGGACTAAGCTCAATGTATCCGTTTGTGGCGGATGGGGCGAATGTAGTGCTGGGCACAGACTCGTATAATCCGCTTGTGGTATTTCTCACTAACAGCCCATAACCCCCACTGCTATACGAATTAGCACCTGCTTTAATTGATCCTTGCACAAGTAGCAGGGCCGTAGCGTCTGTGGTGTCGCCTATTCCCGCATGTCCGTTATGATCTATGCTGAATACCTTACGTGAATCATCAATAGTGCTTGTAAGATACACGTTTAGCATGGTGGGCTTGTTTGTAGGTGACCAGTCATCATCTGCCACAATCTGAAGCGCCCCTCTGGAATTACGGTCCAACGTTGAGCCGTCATATCCCGATCCGTTTAAAGAGATAAGCGGGTCGTTCTTTAATATTGCAGACGGTGAGGACTTGGTACCTCTGGAAGCTATGCCGTAAATAGAGGGAGGCAATACCCCTAATCCTGCTGTATAACGGTCCAGATACACGGTTCCGCCAAAGCCTTCTTTTACCAGGTGCAATACGCTGGATGGGGCCGTATTATTTATACCTACATTTCCGCCAGATGTAACGGACAATGTGCCCGTAGTTGCATCCCCATTACTTGCCCTTACGGTTATGCTTGACGCTACATTGTTCGTTGTGCCGTTAGCATCAGCCTTTGCGTATATCCTGCCCAGGTTAATGAGCTTCGCACCGTCTGATCCGTTGAACATGATATTACCAATGGTATCCTGCGCCTGCAACGCTGTTTGCGCTGCATATTTGCCCCTGGAACGCTGGAATTGAAACTTAGCACCCGATACGGCTTGCGAAGTGTACATGTCAAGGTTGGCAAATACATTCCCGTTTAACATCGCCTTTTCAGCGAACATCCACTGAAATGGCCTACGATCTTGACCATACCACCCGTAGCTGGTTGCACCGGTATTGAAGACAGTATCATATCGTGCAACGAGTGGGGATTTGTACTGGTTCCATGTCTCTAACAGATTCATTAAGCTGTCACCATCTATACCAGCCCTGGCCTGGAATGTTTCATGCGGATAGGTGTTCACAATAGACACACCGGAAGGTACCGAATGCAGGGTAATGCATTCCCAGCCTGATTCTACATAGCTTGCTGGATAGGATGGGTTCCATACTTTCCACCGGCCACCGCCTGTAGTATCATACTGTATATTGTTGGTCATGCTTATTGTATACTCATTTGCAAGAATGCTTTTAGGTGCCAAGGAAAAAGCATTCGTAGAACCGCCCATATTTTCTAATGTCCAGGCGGCACCCGGATTAGAAGGAGGGATATAAAAAGCGGAGTCGTAAGGATATGTTCTGCCGATTGTTCGTTTCATGTACAACGTATCATCGAATGATATTGTACGGTCTGCGGAAAGGTCCCCACCTCCTATGAGAGGATATACAGTATTTATCTGCCTGCTATCGGGAACGCTACCGCCAGCACCTGCGCCCAGCTCTACCCACTGTACTATGCCCCCAATATTTACTTTGCCCCAATACTTACTGTGCATGTAGGCAATTCTTCCGCTATCGCCCACAGTTCCCCCAGTCAGTGGGTCTATTGCGATGTTACGGGATGCCGTGTCCCTGGGCGCTATAAATACGCTATCCGGCATCATTCCGTTTGGCCGCGTGTTTACGGCTTGCTTGTTCCATGTACCTTGGGAAACGGCGTTTAATGAAATGGTGAGTAGCATTATAGCTACTGAAATAATTCTTTTCATCATATTGAAATTAAGTAAGGAAATCCAAGGTTTTCAGGCTGTGATTGTGCGCCACCATCCGGCACCAGGGGCGCGGATGATCTCAGGTCAGGCTGATTGCTGCCGGTAGGGGGGTCAAATACGGTTACGGTACCATTACCGGTAACAGATGCATTTTCCAGCAGCTCATTATATCCGCCGTTGGCATGATCATGCTCCTTATTTTGGTTTTGCTGGTATGATCCGGAAATACTACCTGTGCCGGCTGCCACACGGTCAGGGTCACGGCCTGCACCCAAATCCAGGCTGCGGATAAATTGCCCGCGCGTGTCAGGGCATTTAATGATGCCGCCCACGGTGTCCCGCGCCCACTTACCCTTATCGCCAGCGTTCCAGGCAGCTACTGTAATGACTGATCCAGGCAGATATGCATTTACTGCTGTGCAATAGTCATCTAACCCGGGATAGTCTGCTATGGCCAGGGTTTGCCCATTCGCTACGATAACGTCAGGACCTGGCATCCCCCCATGGAACATGTGTCCAACCCTTTTCCACCTATCCCCGGCAGTGACTACACGCCACACAGTACCTATCCGCACAAGCGCCAGGTAATCCACCTGGCCCATTACATGCCGCGTTATCGTACCTCCGCGCCACAGTGTTTGGCCGGCAGGAGCGGTTATAACAGACTGCTTATTTGTGCCGCCACCGGTTTCAATTACACACAATACGTTTTCTGGGTAGGCTGCGCGTAACTCATAGCTTATTGCTGCCGTGGTAGCCCCTTGCAGCAGTATCAGTTTTCTGTCGTTGACAGCTGAGGCTACGGAAGACGTAGTAAGCACTACTTCCCCCAGGGTAAACCTCGCTATAGCATCAGGGGTAACGATTACATTGCTTATTTGTGGCTTGAATATCAGAAAGAACCTCTGACCGCTCATAAACTCATCGCCAACCTGTGTAAGCCGGAAACCACCGCCCGCAACATCATTCTGCCACATGTTACCCTTTTCCATGTACTCCACTCCGCGCTGAAACAGTGACCAGTCCTTACCGTCCAAATAGTCGTCCTCAAGTATTCGGGGGCGTCCGGTTCCATCATTGCTTATTGTTATGCTGGGATCGGGCACGCCGTTAACCCATACAGAAAGGTCGGCTTGTATGATATACACCCTATCAGGAACCACAACACCCGATCCTATTTGTTCTGAAATGATGGTGCCGATACTGGTCACGGTGGACTTGTTGGTTATCTTATTGCCAAGGGCAGGATTCGCAACCCCCACATACCAACTAGCAGTTAAGCCCACCGCATCGGGCAGCTCCTGAGTGGCTACTAGCGTTACTACGTCTACATCTGGTTTTGGCATATTAAACAGTATAATTAGGTGAAATAACTTCGTCGTTGTCCTGGTCGTTGCTTATTGCTTCATCCCCAGTACCGGTCCACATCGCCAGTCCGGGCGTTGGTATAGCGATAATGAATTCAGGAATAAAGGGCGCATTCCACTGAACCAGCATAGTGAAATCGCAACCACCAGTGTAGCTGGTTAGCTGGAAATCTGTGTTACCTGGATATGAATTGAATTGCGTTATAACGTCATCTGCATTATTTGCAATACCCACTACGGTGCCGTCATACCACAGGATAGTTACAGGGTATGGGTTGGGGCATCCTGCCAGGCGGACACCGGACGTGTCAGCCAAATATACCTGCACAGTTATCGGCAGCAGCTGAGTGCTTTTTGCCTTGCACCCTAAAGCGGTCATGTCAAAACGCATTATATCACGCGTTTGGGATGTAAGGTTGAGCGATGTAATAATAATGGTTCCACTATGCACCACGCCCCCATTATCAGAATTACTGGCCTCCCATTGCACCTTTACACGATTATGCATGAAGGCTTCGAGTTGCAGGTAATTCATTTGATGCCTGAATGCTATGGCACCGGGCACGGATATATCATATCCCAGCCGGCCGCCTATGAAATCCCTCCACACCCCGGCAGCAGCTGACGTTATTTCACGCGCTTCTAAGGTCTGGTTTATCTGGCAATCTGTAGAATAACAAATATCCTTGTACACCCCATCTTGCAGGATGGAGATCATGAAGTCAGAACCCTTTATAACCTCTGTTGTTGCCATGTAACAAATATAATTTATTTAATCCGTTTCATCCTCAATGTCATATTCAGTATAAGTAGTATCTGCTGTATCCTCTGCAAACAGTTCGTATAATATCACATCATGTGTACATGAAATATTATCGTACTTGTCTGATATAACCATGAACACCCTATCCGGTATATGCGTAAACGTTATTGAGTGGTAGAACTCGATATTGTTACCATAAAGCGAACCCTCCCAGCTCTTTACTGATCTCTGATACTGGTCTATGTGGGCCTGGGACATGCTGGTTTCAATGTCCATAGGTGTAACGCCAGGCTTTGAGCTTATCCAATTTTCAATTGGCACAATTCCACCAATAGTGTTAACAAAAAGAGTATTTGAAAGATACTCTATTCCGGTAGTATTGAACTTAAAATCAGACTGATCAAGCGCCTGGCTAAACTCTTTGTTATTAACAATCCTACTAACCCTTGATGCTGCTCCGGTTGAATTTATTCCCAGCCTAAAAGGGCCTATTTCCAGCGCAGGAGGATCGAACCCGTCAAATGAAACTAACCCAGTTGGAGAGTAAATTAAGATTCGCAAATCAAATTGAGACAGATCAAATCCACCTATGTTAGTGGGTATGGGCTCACTTCTTATTGATATGGAGAAATTCCTTTTTTTCCCTGTCCTTGTAAACTCAATAGGACTCAACGCAGCCGTGTCTACCCATCCACCGCCAGAGGATAGGAATGCTACTGCCCCTGGATTTGCGCCCTGTATTCTTACGGCCATTCTAAAACCGTTAACATTGGTTACCCTCCAAGGTAGGGTTATCTCTATTCGCTCTCCTACATTTACGAATGGGAATGAGCTAACATATAATAAGTGACCTGATCCAGGGTCAGAAGGATTATAAGGAAAGTAAGCGTTATACGGATCATCAACGGTGCCGGCCCCTGACCTTCCCAGTCCAACAACCCCGTTATTTGCCCAAAATGTAAAGTTTGTGCCATCCCACAGACGCCAGTCAAAGTTTGGCAGCCTGCCAATGGACTTATATGTAACCTCGAATTGTGCGCGTTTGATGGCCGGTATTTGCCGTATCCTGGGCACACTATCTATGGGCAATGCATCATAAGAAGACACTTCATTACCAACCGATATTTGCCTATCTACCGCTATCTCATTAGCCGTTGAATTATCTACATACTGAACAACAGGCACATTGCTGTCTATAATATCCTGAACGCGGACTATCCATATCTGATTTTTAGCCATGAACACCCTTGCATACCACACCTTGCAAAATGCCTCTATTACCTCTCTGACACTTACAGGCCCTTTATTGAAATCATAAAATATGTCCGTATGTACATAGGACTCAAATAATACAGCATCATCTGCAAATAGGGCGTCTGGCCGTATAGAGCTGACAAGGTTCAATGGCAATCCTTCCCCCACAAGCAGTGCAATGGCCCTGGTAAATAAGGCTTCGTACACTGTTATTTTGTCGTAAACTAACCGGTCATTTTCATCTGCCACATTGAATAATATGCCATCCGAAAAACCAAATCCGTCTATGGCTTTCAATGATACTGTGAACTCTGCCGCTGTGTCATCGTATTCAGAAAAGTCAGGCTTTATAAAATAAGTGCCGTCTATTTCTCCATTCCTCCTTACCTCTATCTTGAACCGTCTTTCTACCGAATCAAAAAACACGTCTGGCAAAGGCTCATTTACTGATCCGGTGTATTTATATGCCACTGTTATCTGGCGGCCAATTATCCATGTAGCTTTATCGTTATCAGTGTCCAGCGTTTCAGTTACCAGTGGATTACTGGCAGCCTCTAATTTAAACGGCTCTGTCGGCACCTCTCCCTCACTGTCGTATATGTCCACCCTCCATATTGAGGGGGCGGTCAGGTGCTGATCTACGAATTCTAAATAGTATTTCTGAAAATAAGCCATTACCTTCTACCGTTTATTCTTCCTTGATATGTATTCCCCCTGTTGACAGCGGCCACCAGGTCCGTTCCCCGTATAGTAAATACTACTTCATCAGGGAATGCGCCACCCCCTATTTTGTCCAGTACTTCAGAAGGCACTATATGCTCCTCCCTTCCAGGGTTATCACCTATCATTGCAAGCGTAGGGCCAAATACGGTACCGCCTGTAGCAAATGAAGACGTACCACCCTTAGCCAGGGCCCTGAACGCGGCAGATGCCGCTACCAATGCGCCACCCGCAATAATAGCAGGTATCCCCTGCAAGGTATCCAATGATACCTGAAACGCCTGGATAGCCACGCCCTGAGCAATCAACAACTTACCCAGCTGTCCCATGAACCCGGCAATAGCATCAACGAACCCGCCCACTACCGCATTGAAGTTGCCAGATACCAGGGCCTCCCCTATGCCCTCTGATAGGCTTGTTATGCCGCTTATGGTGCCTTGCCTGATGATTTCATTAACCTGGTCAGTAAAGGGGCTTAATTGCTTTCTAAACTCATCCTGTGTGCCTTTTAACACCCGGGAAATAGTTGCGGCATTGGATACTGCTCCCAATGGTTCTATTGTGATCGGTATCTTAAAGGAAACAGGCGTGCGGGTAAACGTGGATTGAAGCGCCTCGATTTGCGACTTAAGCGCATTGAATAAGTCACTTCCAGGCAGCACGCCAACATCTGCCAGCGACTTAAGTGCATCTGTTATCTTCTTGATCTTATCTTCTGACAGGTCACGAAGCGATCCACCAGCAGCAGCAAAGGCGCTATCCAGCCCCCTTAAGTCATTATTAAGCTCTTTGATAATATCGGCTGCCGTCTTTATTTTCTTCGCATCTACGGTGCCTTGCAGTGCCCTTATTTGATCCCCTATGGTCTTTAGGATGGATTTAGAGTCCTCTCCGCCTATTGCTGCTATTTTATCGAACGCAGCAGACAGCAGGGATATTTTGGTGCTGGCAACATCGCGGGCACTCTCTCCTGTTAGCTTAACCCGCTCGTTAACCTTTTCAAGGGCCTGATTAAGCTCGTTGAATATTTTTAATACAGTGTCAGGCGGTTTGATGCCAAGAACCTTGCTACCCAGCTCCTGCACCAGCTTTATTTGTTCGGCCTGAATACCAGCTACTTGTTGCTGTATTTTAGCTTGCTGGGCGGCATTCTTGTTGATCTCATTCTGTACACCGGCAATCTGCTTGCCCTTATCGGCAAGGCTGCCGAAAAAGCTATCGTTTGATGTATCGCGAAGGTCGGCCAGCTCTTTGCTCAGCTTCGCCGATTCTATTCTGAGGGCCAATAGTTCACCAGCCCTTTGGCCTATAAGATCGTTTCCTGCCTTAATGGCCCCCTGGGCTATAAGGGTAGTGGTAAGCTCTTTGTATGCAGCATCTGCCTTTCCTACTGCTATGGCTTCTGCTGTGAGCCCTTTGAATGTATCAGGATATTGCTTGATCAGCTCTTCAGTTATGATCTTTCTTTGTTCCAGAGGGACATTCAGGTTCTTTACAGCAGCCACCATTAAATCCACATTGGCAACCTCTTTGCCTATGCCCTCAGCATTTTTTATCCACGCAAGATTTAACTCATTTATAAGCCTTTGTTGACTTGATAACAATGGATTGAGTACACTGATAGCATTTGATAGGCTGCCGTATTTCTGAACAAGCGAAGTGAGAATGGATGTAACAGCACTGAAGGCAAGTGTCATGCCGCCAGCACCTGCCAGCTGCCCAATAAGCCCCTTAAATGCGGCACCAGTGCTACCGGTCTGCCGCTTAAGCTCTGCAAACTGCTCAACGAACTGAGTAATATTATTGCCTATGGCTATAAATCCAAAGGGCGCGTCCTGCACTATACGGGAAAATGCCAGCAGGGAACCGCTTGCGTTTGCTGCGCTTTTGCCCATACTATCAGTACCCTTCTTTGCCTTGCTGGCAGCACTGTCAAACTTTGGAATGGCAGCAGACAAGGAACCGAACTGAGTCGTAAGTGTCTTTGTGACAGCGGTCAATTCCTCAAACGCATTTGACAATGACAGCAGCGCTTTCAGGCTTTTATCTACGTCACTGGATATTATGACCTTTAACTCTTCACTCATGCCGTTTGTTTGTTCTTCAGTTCTAAATTAGCGGCCCTCCTTTCCTTTGCCCTGGCCCACCTTTCTTTCATGTAGTTGTCATCTAATGAAGCGGATGCGCTATCAATTAATGGCAGGGGCCACTTCCTTGATATTTCAGAGGCGTATACAGGCTTCTTACTGTTAACACTGTATATGAGGTGATAAAGCATTCTGAACGGCACTTGCGCCCGCTGGTGCTTAACCAAATAGCCCTGGCAGGTTTGGTGATAATCATCAGGTGTCATCCTCCTAAACTCCCAGGGCTTTAATCCTAACTCCCCAAATGCAAACTGCTTTATTTCCCTATACCGTACTACTCTGTTTTTTTTTCAGGGTACTGGTCAGGTTCGGCATCAACAGACATTGCCTTTGTAAATGCGCGGATAATGGCTGCAACATCTGGTATCAGCATACTGCGCATAAGTTGCCTGCATCCTGCCAGTGTTATGCCATCTATGCCGTCTTCCTCAGCAGCACGCTTATATCCACCATAAAACATGTAAAGTGCCTTATCAGCGGTTAGCGCATCCTCAGCAATGGGGTTGGCCGGATCGCGGCCGGTTACCTCTCCTATGATTTCCAATGTACCCCAGTCAAAAAGTAACGGATGGTTTGAAATGGTGATCCTCATATATTTTAGTTTAAGTTGTTGGTACTTCTATTATAACGTCTCCCACAACACTTAGTGTGCCCGTAAACGTTGCGCTTTCCGCATTGTTATGTGATTCATTGTATGCGGTCAGAGATGCGTTAAACTCCCGGTAATAAGACGCACCGGCATCCTCGTTATTGATATAACGCCAGTGCCGCACCTCTCCATTTCCCTGGAAGTTTATCTCTGCCAAAGCTTGCTGGCTGACCTGTGTTATGTCAGGGTCTTTTATTGCGAAACCTGTAAAGTTGGCGGTAATGGTAGCAGTACCGGCCAGCGTAGCGTTACCGCACTTGCTATTTGCATCAATAGTTTCCCTGGACGTATCCAAATCGCTATCTGTGAGGCAGGCAACTAATTTCCAGTCTGGCGTTTCCGTTAAAGAAACATCCAATTCCAGATCGATTTCCTTGCCGTCGTATACTGTGTTTGCCATGATTTATAATTGTATTAATGAGTAATCTATCCGTATGTTTTTGTCAATGTATGTTTTTGCGCCGTCGCTGTATGACTGATCTCCAAGTACATTCCCTTCCACTTTCCATATGCTGAACCCGGGACCAATATCCAGTGCACTATTACCAGGCACCAGGCGTTGTAATATCTCATCAGCTATATAGTTAAGGCCTTCTTTCTTCACCCTGGCCCCTGTAGGCCATGACTTTGATATTTTGATCTGCTGGGTCCAGTCTCCACCAAACCCGCATTTGCTGTAACGGGGGCCACCCCCTGTCACATCCAGTAAGATAATCCGGTAAAACCCTGCATCATCTGCCGCCAGCTGGTCATATATCTCTACCGGCTGCCCTTCATAGAAGATGCCGGTAAGTAGCAATGATACGGTGTTCTGTATGTCCTGAGCCGGGTTTCTCATCTTGTCATTGATCTTCGTACTACGTTTTTAATATTCTTCACTATCCTGGGCCCCACCTTCTTAAAGGCAGGGTACTGAAACGGATGCGGGTGTGTGCCATTCTTCAGGATGCTCAGGTAGATTGAGTATGCCACCTCGTAATCTTCCTCTGCCTGTGATACCACATTTCCAAGTCTGCGCCTGGTCTTTACTGAATACCTGCCTGAAATACCTTTGGCTCTCACCCAAAGCACCAGTCGTTCAAAAAAGTCACCGCCTGGGCCAGGTATTCCGGTGCCTTTAAAGGTCATCGCGTATGCTGACCACTCAGCAGGCGGGTTGGCTCTCAAGCCGGTTCCGAATTCCACAAAAGGCGCATAAGGGGCGCTGTTTTTTAC